TAAAACGGCATCGAAGATTGGTGATTCGTACATCGACCGATTACCACTAGACACACAGGTTAGATGTTATATTTTTGGAGCAAAAAAGGGATTAGGCCTTCAACCGACTGAAGTTGTCTATGATGTGATTCGGAAATGTCAGCTTCGTCGAAAAGCAGATGAGACACAAGATGACTTCAATGAGCGAATTGCCTTAGACTATGCTTCTCGACCTGATTTCTATTTCTTTCGAGAGTCTCTTAAATTTTCTAAGTCGGATATCGATGCATTTGAACATGACCTGCATAAAACGCATCGTGAGTATGAGTTTGTGATTCATGATGGTGACCCGCTTAACCCTGAGTCATGGGTCTGTTCAGATCACGTCTGCAATGAGTTCTTTAAAACGTGCCCATACTTACCTCTTTGCCTCAAAGGTTTGGATAGAGGCACTGAAAAGTTATATGACCAAAAAGAATCTGTTAATGAATTGGTTGAAGAAGAATAGGAGTTAAAATGGCCAAAGTTTTAAGAGTTGCTAAGAAAACCAATAAGCTTGTTTTACCAACTAAAAAAACGATCACAGCAAGTTCTATTTTAGAGTATATCTCACTCTTCTTTGGTCCACCCGGAGTTGGTAAGACAACATTTGTCAATGCATTAGCCGACCGAGTTTTCTTTATCTCAACAGACAGGGGCACTCGTTATTTATCAACACTTAAAGCAGAGTGTACTGACTGGAAAAGCTTGATGTTGATCATTCGTGCTTTAAAGACTCAAGCTAAAACTGCAAAGTATGATCTTGTTTGCTTAGATCACATTGATGATATCTGTGCTATGTGCGAAGACCACGTCTGTACCGATTTGGGAATTGCTGATTTGACGGATGCGGGTTATGGTAAAGGGTGGAAAGCGTATAAGAAAGCGATTTGGTCAGTGATTCAAGAGATTTTAAGTTTAGATCTGGGCGTTGTTATGATCGCTCATGAAACGATCAAGACAATTCGGACGAAGGTTATTGAGACTGAGCGTACTATGCCTGATCTATCGAAGTCAGGTTGGAAAGTAATTATACCAAAATGTGATATTGTGGGTTATTGTGGATATAAAGTTATTAAGAAAGGAGGTGTTAAATCTGAGGTACGAATCTTAGAGACAATACCCAGAGAAGATCTATATGTAAAAGACAGGACAACTCGTAAGATCACTGGCTCTTATGAATTGTTAGATGGAAGCCAGTTTGTGAAGACGTTTAAAAAATAATCAACTAAATTTAGTGTACAGGAGATTCAAAGATGGCAAAGGACAAAAGTATTAAGAAGCAACTCGCAGGTCTCGATGGTTGGGATGAAACTCCCGAAAAATCATTCGAAGATGTAGACCCTGGTAAGTATCAGGTCAAGATTGATGCAGCAACGATCAATAATGCAAAGAGTAGTGGTCGCTTACAAGTCTCGTGGGAGATGACTATTCTGAATGGTAACTTTGCAGGCCGTAAGCTGTTTAAGCATGATGGCCTTGATACCGAAGATGGTCGGTCATACTTCCGGGGAACTCTGGCTCGGCTGGGCCATGAGTGGCCTGATGACCCAAGTGATCTGCCTGATGTATTAGAAGAGTTGATTGAAACATGTGCTGCTGTTTCAGTCCGCAAGCGGAAAGATTCTGATAGCGTCAATGTTTACTTCGACAAGGCATTAGATTCTGATGATGTCGACATGGAAGTTGAAGAAACTGAAGAGGCCGAAGAGACTGAAGAAGAGACCGAAGAATCAGTAACGGCCGATGACGTCAGAGCAATGAAGAAAAAAGAACTCAAAGCATTTGCGAAAGAGAATGGTTTGAAATGCGACTGGGATGAAGATCTCGATGATCTCAAAGATGGCATTATCGAAGCGCTGGAACTGTCCGAGGCTGAAGAGGAAGAAGCTGAAGCAGAGGCTGAAGAGACTGAAGAAGAGACCGAAGAAGAGCTCACAGCAGATGAGGTTAATGCCATGACCAAGAAACAGTTGAAGGCATTAGTCAAAGAGCGAGAACTAGATGTCGATCTGACTGAAGAAATCGAGGACATCAAAATTGCGGTCATTGAAGAGCTCGGGCTAGAATCTGAGGCTGAAGAGGAAGAAGCTGAAGAGGAAGAAATCGTATGTAATGTTCTCTTCAAAGCAAAAGCAGTTGACAAAGCACTTAAGTCAAAGTTTACAAAGATGGCAAAAGAGGCTGACCTGGATCCAGCTGATTACGATGATATCACGGATATGCTCATCGAATTGGCTGAGTATCATGGTATTTCAGGTGATTTCAAGAAACCTGAGTTGCTGCTGAAAGCACTGAAGAAAAAATAGTCAATCAGTTCCTAGTAGTGAGTAGGCGAAGGCTCGTGTCTTCGCCTACTATAATTCAACAAACAAACTGAGCTGATTGGACTAACCTTATGAACTCGTTGATTCAGCATGTCATTTTAAATATAGACCCAATAGAGTATTATAAAACCATTTTCCCCAATGCTTCATGGGGTAGCAGCAATGAGGCGCGAGTTCTTTCACCTTTTGTACCAGAGACTGTGCCCAGCTTTTCGCTCAATGGAGAAACAGGGGCTTGGTATTCGTTCTCATCTGCTGACCAACGTGGAGGAAAATCCATTGTTTCATTCCATGCTGAACTGAATAATATTTCAAGTACTGAAGCAGCTAAGCAATTATTTCATCAGTTTATCCATCCCGTTATTGACGACCGAATGGTCCGAAAATACACCCGTAAATTAAAAGAAACTCCCACCGCATTAAAATATATCAAAAACCGTCTGATCTCCTTAGCGATGATTGAGCATTATAAACTGGGTTGGAATGGAACACGCATCACATTTCCGATTTACAACGAATTTAAGTTATGTGTTAATATCAAGCTTTATGCACCAACGGCCAAAAATAAAGTACCAAAGATGATTCATTACACCAGTGGAGAAGAAACTCGGTCGTATGGTAGTCCACCTGTCTTGTACCCATTAGAAGTTTTTGACGCTGATCCCAGAAGAATCATCATTTGTGAAGGAGAATGGGACACACTAAGTTTGTTAGCGTATGGCGTTCAAGCGGTTACAACGACGGGAGGAGCTCGAAGCTGGCCCTCTAGTTATACCAGTTATTTCAGAGGCCGTGATGTGATCATCGCTTATGATAATGATGATGCAGGTCGAGAAGGCAAAGAAAGAGTTTTTAAGCATCTGATTAATGTCGCTAAATCTATTTCATCTATCGAAGTGCCTAAGAAGTATGGTAAAGATATTAATGATTACTTTAGACACCAAAGACACCGAGACAATCCTTTAGCGGCATGGAAAAAATTACTAACTAAAGCTACGTTGATCGTGGACAACCCAGACAATCTTATTACAAAAGACCAAGCTGAGCTTGTTTCGTTAGATCAGGTCACACAGGCTAAGTATCATCAAAAGCGAATCATCTTAGATGCACTGATCACAGGCAAAGATGTTTCACCCTATCTTCTACCCAAACGGTTTAGAATCAGCTGCTCAAGCAAAGAATGCGAAGGTTGCCATATTGCTGAAAACCCACACGGTTTTAAAGATTATCATATCAACTATGATGAGAGTACAATTTTAAGCATGTTAGATTCAGCGCAGACATCTATCCGCAAAAAGCTATTTGATATTGCTCAAATTCCTGATACTAAGGATTGTCATGCTAAACTTTTAGTGCTAGAGTCATTTAATGTTGAGAATGTTTTAGTGATTCCTACCTTAGACTCACAAGCCAAACAGTACGTGATGCGGTCTGTTTTCTATATGGGTCATGGTTTAAAAACAAATAAAGCATATCGGTTTGAAGGCGTACCATTACCACATCCGAGAGATCAGCATGCGACTTGTCTATTTGATTCAGCTAAACCCGTTCAAGACGAGATCGAAAGCTTTGAACTGAGTGATGCGATGATCCGAGCTTTAAAACGGTTTAGGCCCAAGAAGCTAAGTATCTTTGGTCATTTAATGAGTTTAGCCGAATGGCAGTCACGAAACATCACAAAGATCCACGAGCGACCTGATTTGCATATTGCCGTTGATTTAGCATTTCATTCGGTTCAGTCATTTTCATTTAACAATGAGTTTGTCAAGCGTGGTATGTTAGATATCTTAATACTGGGTGATACTCGATGTGGAAAAGGATTTGTCACAGAAGGTTTAAATCAGTATTATCGGCTGGGTGAAATCGCTTCAGGTGACAACTGCAGCTTTGCGGGTTTAGTAGGTGGTCTTCAACAAGCAGGTACTCGGTGGTTGATTACTTGGGGTTTAATTCCTTTAAACCACAATCGTATTGTCATCATTGATGAAGCTTCAAGCTTGACTGAAAAGGACATCAGTAAAATGAGTCGCATTCGGTCAGAAG